GGCGACGGCGTGCGAGCCTCTGGAGGGACAGGTTGCAGCCAGTTGCCGTGATCCAGATTCCGATAGCGGAAGTTCACGCCCGAGATGCTGAAGGAGTCTTGCCCCGAGAGCATCGCGTCAACCGTCTCGCGGCTCACCCAGAAAGAGCCGTCAGGCTGATCGGCGGGCCACTTCGGACCAGCATTGAACACGCCCCAAGAATTGATGCAGAGCAGCCCGTCACGCTTGCCCTCGTTCTTGGCATACCGCACGCCGATAAAGCACATGCAGTGCGCCCACGATCCGCTTCGAGGTGCGAAGCCGTCAGCGTCTCGCTGCGACGAGAAGCCAACGCCAGAGCAGACCGGCACTGGATAGCCTGACTCGATGCTCGCCGCCGCCTCATCAAACGTGCGAACAAGCGCGACGTTCTTGGCTGTGTGCTTGTTTGCAAGCTTTGCAAGGGCAAGGCCCACTTGCCCGCCACCGCACAAAAGGTTTCCCCACTCCTTCGCACGGCTCGGGTTGTACGTTGTCAGATCGGCACCGGGATACTGCTGGCGAAAGAGGATGCCGCCTACGCTCGGGTCTTTACACTTCCCTGCCACCCAGCGTGCAGCTGCACCACCGTAGGAGCCGTCTGAGTAGCCCGCCTGGCTGACCGGCGGTAGACGCCCGGCGGTCCTTGATCCACTGTAGATCGCTTCGGTCGCCACAAGCTTCGGCGGCTCGGGCAATTCGCCTTCTGCCCAATCCACACACTGCCCGACGTAACTTCCCATCGACCAACCAAAGCTTACGCAGTCACCTATCCCCTGCTTCCACGGGCCGAATGGCTTGCCGTAGACCTCACGGTGTGCCCGGTCGGCGTGGCGATAAAGAAACGTGTCCTTCTGCTGCGCCTTCTGCATGACGTCTTTGCCAGCGTCAGAGAAAAGCGGCTGGTCCAGTTCAGCAAGAAACTGTCGCGTACCGACAGGATCAGGCGTGTAGCCAAACCGTGCGTCAATGGCGTCAGCCGTGCGGCGAGTGGCACGCTCGACCAGCACGCCGAGAATCGCCATGACGACGACGAACGATACGGCAGACAGTGACCAGCGATCAGCGCGTGACATCGGCTGCAGCCCTCGACAGGTCACGGAGTGCAGCCACCCACGCTGCTCGACTCTCGGGCGTCACAGGACCGCCAGACGAGCCAACGGCGTCATCCAAGAACCGATGGACGGCATCACGCACTTGCGGCTGGCGAGCACCGATGCTCTCGCCCTTGCAACGCATCTCGCGGGCGGCAATCCGCAAGTCATCGAACGCGACGCCTGTCTTGAGTCTCTGGTCGTTCTTTCCGTCGTACTCGATGCAATCTGCGAGAGAGCCGCAGAGTTCTGCCATGATCGAAGAATCTTCTGCGGCAGTTGGACCGACGAACTTTCCGCGAAGCGAGAACGCATCCGGTGGCACTGGTGCAGGTGTGGGGGAGGGTGCTTGTCGATGCGGTGCAAACGCAATCGCAGCAGCCACGAGCAAGGCCACGGCGGCGACGTGCTTGCCGTCGATGGTTGGCATGTGTGCCGTGGCGTACCACGCCTGCACCTTCTCGGTTATCTGCTTGCCCGCGAGCACGTAGACCGCGAACGCGACGAGTAACGCTGTGATCACTTTTTCCTCAGTAGCGGTAGGAGAGTCTCAATGGTTCCAGCGGCGATAGCGACGACCAGCGAGCGAGCGGCTGGGCGAACGATGTACCAAAACGGGTACGTCGCATACGGCACGCACAGCACGGCGACCGAGTCGAACAGCACGCCGACAGCCTCAAGCACGATGGCTCGCTTCTCTTCGCCCGTCAGCGTCTTGGTTGAGTCGAGCGTCTCGACAGTCAGCCGCACGAGTGCAGCGACGAGCATCCCGAACTCGCCCCACGTCAGACCGTCCCTGGCAGACACGCGAGCCGTCACAAGGAACGCAGACACCTTTGACGCGATGTCATTGAACGGCGCAGCGGCAGCGAGTGGAGCGTCAGCAACCATGCCGCCAGACTAGGGCGGCTGGGCGGCTTTCTAGACCGGCTCTGCCGACTCGCACTCTGCGAGGCAGGCAGCGTATCCAGCCAGGTCAATCGGCCCATCTGCGGTCTTGTTTGGACCGAGAAACCGTGCCACCTTGTCGAATGTCATGAAGATCGCCCAATCGCTTTCGGTCAGCGGTCGCTTTAGCACCTCGGAGAAAGCGGCGTTGATCATGCCGACAGTCCTTCGGAAGTGATGCCGTGGCCCGCCGTACTTGGGACGACGGTCACGAATCACAGCGAGTGCTTCCAGCAGCAGCCGCTCGGCTGGCGTGCTCGCTGTCGGTTCCTCTCGCAGTCCGTCAGGCGGCGAAGCGAGGATGCTGTCACCCGTCCACCGGATGTCGTCCGTCGAGGCTTCCATCTCCTTCTGCCCTTGCAGAATCCAATCAGCCGGCACCGTTTCCTCGCGCTCTGCGGCGTACTTCTCGGCACTCGCCTGCGTGATTTCCTTCCACCGATCTGGTGCCTCGTCTGCCGGTGCGTGGCACTTGCCACCGTCGCAGCAGCCGCCAGACAGGCGAGTCTCTACGGCTGCTCGCATCTGTGCGTTGGTGTCCTGCAAATCCGTAATAAATCCTTGCATCTTTTTCCTTTCAATGAGAAGTCGTGCCACGTCTGCCGCGAGCGAGCCTGCCGTGCCGGTCCACTGCCCTTGGTAGCGGTACGCTCGCTGGCGTGCGTCGGCGAGATACTCGTGAGTCAATTCGTATTCCATGCGTCAAGCCTTTTGCGTACGCAGGTCACGGTCGCAATAAATCGGCATGGCTTTCGTCACCTCGTGCCGCCCGTGGTCAATGACGATGCACGCCTGGCACGGTGGCTCGTACGCTGCCTTGATCCGTGTGGCGTATGCCGAGTGACCGATCACGCTGCCGTTGGCAACGTAGCGACCGGCACGCAACCACTGGAACTGGTGCCAGTGCCCGAAGCAGGTGAGGTCTGCACGCTTCACAGCGTCCCACGCTGCGATAGCTTTGTTGGTCGGGATCGTGATGCCGCCGATGCCGCCGCCGTACTTGATGGCGTGGCCGTGGTGGAATCGGACGAGGAAGCCATCAAGGTCAACGTAATTGAGGTAGCCGGTGCCGACTTGCCACTGCACGTTCTTTCGCTTCTCGCTGCTGGCAAGCGTGAGGTATAGGTGCTGCTCGAACGAGTGTTCCATCTCAGTGCCGATGCGTAGCTTTTCGGTGCTTCGCCCGTGGTTGCCGCTGTTGGTGGCGACGACAACAGACTTTGCACTATCAGCCACGGCGTCAATGAACGCCCGCAGCCTTTCACCGATCCACCGGGTTGCCGCCAGCGGTGCAAGCTGTGCAAGTTCAGCGGTGTCGTCATGGATGTGACCACTCAGAAAGTCCCCTCCAAGCCAGATCACGACACGGTCAATCTTCGCCAACTGGCGTTCGTGCTCAAGCAGCCGGAAGAATCGCTCGTGGAGTTCGTTCAAGCGGAGTTGACATACGTCAAGCGAGTAGTCGTTGAGCCCGTTGACCGTCTCTGGATCGACACGCTCTTCGCAATGGATGTCCGACAGCAGCACGACCATCGTTGCGGCGTGCTTCGGTCCTTTGACAGACTTGGGCAATGACGGCTTCGCAGCCTCAATGCCGTGCAACTGCACCAGGGCGTCTCCACGCTCTCTCTCACGGTCAATCTGAGCCAGCGCCGCCTTATACCTATTTCGGTACGTCGCCAGTTCTGACCGCAGCCGTGCGAGTTCAGCGTCAGCGGCAAGTTGCTGCGAATGACTCACGTCTGCTGCGACATCGTCCGTCAGGCTTTTTCGAGCCATGTAATCACCCCCTGTGGGCCAACGTCAGAGATGCCACGAGCACGCATGTTCTCGGATAGAGACCTAGCCAGCGTCTTCTTTCGCGTGCCTAGTTCGCCGGCCTGCCACGCCGCTTTGATGGCGTTCAGTTCGTCGTGATGCTCAGTGGCAACGCGCTCCCACCAGTTGACCGGCCCGTGGCGATAATCAGCCACTGCCTTTCGCACGTCGTCGAGCAGGCTGCCGCTTTGGTTTTTCGTCTTCACGCTCGGGCTCCTTCCCTTTGAGATGAATCCACCCGTCATCGTCTGGGATGCCGCCACCAGCGTGCTCCTCGTCGTCGTCCAACTCGGGCGGCAGGATCACCGCCTCGGGCTTCGGCTGTGGCTTGGTGCGTCCCATGCCACTAGGGTGGCAGCACTGTCAAGCGTTCCGGCGTGCGTTGCTGATAGCCCGCCGCACGAGCATCCGCCCCGCAAGGTCGAGGAACGGCAGGCCGCGAGCCTCGGCCTGCTCGCGCAGCCAGCCCACGATGGTGTCTATGTTGGCTTCGCACCAGCCGGGCGTCTCCTGCTCTCGGCGGTCCATCTCGGCGGCGCGAGCGTTGCAGGCACAGTCGGGCGTGGCGGTGATGCCGACACGGGCGAGGAGTTTTTTTAGCTCGGTGCCGGGGCCGTGGGTGGGTGGGGCTGGCGGTTCGGGCAGCCGCGACACTCGCGGATAGAACTCGCTGTCTGTGTCAATCGTCCACTCGTCGCCGTCCTGCGCGACGACACACGGCAGCACCTCGTCAAGCGTGTAGCCGCGCTCGACGCAACGGGCCTCAAGGTTGGAGCGGTGGCAGGTAATCATGGGAGTGGGTTTGCGGCGATTGCTTGAATTGAAACCACGTCTTCGTCAGCAAGGTCGGCAGACAAGTCGCTTGCAATTGATTCACCGCGACAGAAACGAATATCAGCATCGCTTACGAAACGCTGCCAAATGCTATAGGTCGCAAGGTTTGCGCCTGACACGTTGTGCAGAACGATGATTTCAAATCGCGGAGCAGACTGTGGCCCAGTTGTGAACACAAGCTGCGACGTTGCAGAGAAAGTCGATCCTGGCAGCATCGCGGCGGGCGTTGGTATTGTTGCGGTCCACCTAGAGCAGGATTCTTTGTAGAGCGTGTATGTTTGTGTCTTGTTGGTCTGGTCTGGCCAGCCTCGGTAATACACGCCGGTGCCAAGGTTTTGGGTTGTTCCGCTAATGGTTGCAGACACAGCAGTTGCCGAGAGAGTTGTCCCGTCGCTGCAATAACACAAGCAAGGATTCGGCGTACACACCGTCCCCACGCCCTTGAACACCTTCCCCGTCCCTTGGCACTGACACGCTGGCTTGACCGTGCATGTCGTGCCCTCGCAGCACGCGCCTTCGCGGCAGGCTTCGTTGCACTCGGCTTCGGTCTTGTGGGACGCTCGGCCTGTGGTCGTGACGCCGATAGGCAGGTTTGTGGATTGGTAGCAAGTCATGATTGCGTCACACTCAGGCCGAGAGTTGCCATAAAGCTGCCTTCCTCTCGCACAATCACCCTTGATCCAGAACTTGTCGAGACTGGCATCGGCGGGAAAACGGCTTGGAACGTCCGCGTATTGCTAACGCTCAGCAGTGACGAGCACTGGCCGATGGTGCCACTGAGGGATTGCGAGCCTTGCGGTCCAGAGCTATTTGGATAGCCTGCTGCCCTGTCTGGAAGCCCTCGGCATTCCATCTGCGAAAGCTCTTTGTATTCCTCAGTCGTAAACGAGCCGTACGACAGCAGGCTGTAGCGAAACTCAATCGACCATTGAGTGTTATCAGCCCTAAAAGTAATGTCACCGACGCACGTTGAGTGCGGAGTGGGCGAAAAGGTTTTTGTCCATGTCGATCCGCCTGGCTGTTTGGTAAGCGAGTGGGTTCCTGCATAGGCTGAACCAAGGAACCCGACAGACACGAAGTCATAAAGAGTCCCAAACGTCGGCGATTCAAACTGCCCGCGAGTCCATCGCAGGTAGTCGCTGGCAGTGATTGTTACCACAACGCCAGTGATGGAATCAGCAACGCACGCGGGGCTGAAGCAGCAATACCACCCACCGCAGCACTCGCAGTTCTCTGCGAGCTTGCCGTCCTTGACGATCAGCGATCCGTTTTGGGTGGCGAGTGTCATGTGCAGGCCGTGGTATCAATCCACGTCAATCCGCCATTGGCGGCGTGCGTGAGCACTTGCTGCTTGGACGCCGAGTAGCCTGTCATGCTGTGCCAATCCCAGCCGACTAGCACCCACTCATCAGCAACATAAGCGATGAGGCAAGCAGTCCCAGAGAGCGTGGCGATGTAGTTCTTCGCTGTGTATGTCGTGCCAGACACCACTGCATCCGTGACGGTTGTCGTGCTGCCTTTCGTCCACGTCCCTGAGAACGTGCCACGCTTGATGCCCTGAGAGCCGCCGCCTGCTAGCCGCACGAGTGCCCACTTGCCGCTTCCCGTGCCGCTGTCCTTCCAGAGAATCAGCCCCTCGCCCGTCGTGCCGGTTTTCAGTTCTGCCGCCGACGCCTTGCACGCAACGAACTTGTCGTCAGCACTCGTCACTTCCACCTTGCACTGCACGACGCCACCCACCGCCACTCTGCCAACAGCGTTCGCCGCAATCGGCTCGACAGCCACGCACCAGGCCGTCGTGCTCGCAGACGGCGCGTCACCCGTCAGTACGGGCATTTCCTCGAATGACGCTGTGGCACCGCCTGCCGACGACGTAGGCGTGATTGCCACGCCAGTAATCGCCAGCACGCCCCAGCGTGCGACGGTCACAGACGGACGGCAGTACGCCCATGTGTACGGCTTCAGCACAGGCGAGCCAGGGACGCCTTCTGTGCCGGGATTGGCACCGAGCACCAAGTCAGCGGCGTCCTGCGCCCGATTCCACGCCCGGGCACTGATCGCACCGCGTAGCGGCTGGCCGGGCTCGATGCGTCCGTCTGGACGTGGCATTAGACGTACCCCGTGCCTATGCCAAGCAGAGAGAAGTCTGAGTCTTTGTAGACCTTGTTGACGTAGACAGCCTTGGGCTTTTTCAGCAGGTTATAGCCAGACACGTCATCCTCGTACCGAACCCAGAGGTATTCGTGCCCCTTCTTGTCAACGAATATGGGGCCTAGTTGCTGTCCGGTGACGTTCTTTGACGCCACGAAGCGGTACGAGAGCGACCACGGACCCTTGCCCTTTTGGTCGTCCCACTCCTGCGATCCGCTGCACCCAAGGAACAGCACTTCGCCCGCCTCAAATCCACGGAAGGCTGCGTTGTTCGTTGTCCCTGAGGCACCTGCAATCCCTCGCACGTACGCAGCCGTGATGTACGCATTCGGCACGTCATACTGCTCTTGCCACTGAAGCTGAGGCACCACGACGTCAACGCCGTTGACGCCGTTTGAATCAACGCCGATTGCGTTGTATTGCGATGGTGGAGTCTGGCCGAGTATGCCAAATGCAGACTCAGCGTATGCCTGAGTCATGTGCTGCGTCCCACCCGTCGTATCGAACGACCGGGCACGCTTCATCGGGTCAGGCGTTGCAGGCTCTGCCCCCGCCTTCTCGTAGTTGATCGTGACTTGCCAGGCGTTATCGCCCAAGAAGGAGATCGAGTAGCTCTCGGCCCACAGCTGGGCATCAGCGACGCCGGGATACTGCCAGCCATAGCCAACGGTGCTGATCTGCTGGTTGACGGCAGCGTGGACCTCAAGGTCGTTGGCAGTGCCAAAGAGCTTGTAGCTCTTCGTCATCGTGCTGGCAGCCTTTCGGCCACGACGCACAATCGTTGCTTGGCGCGAGTCGCCGTCTTCAACCCAAACGAGTCCTGACATTACGCTGCTACTCCTGCTTGTCCCTGCTGCACAAGCTGACCGACACCCTTGGCAGTGTCTTCCGCAGCCTTCGCCGTGCGTTCAGCAAGCGACGAGCCAAAGCCCATGCCGCCGAGATTCACGCTAGAGAACGTGCCAGCGACTTCGCTCTTGCTCATCGCGGAGTCAGCACCAGCGGCACCAGCACCAGCCGTCGCAGCCTTCTCGGAAGATGACGATGCCGCACTTGCGACGTTGACGCGAGAGAAGGCAGCGTAGTATGCGTCGAGCAGTTTCGACTCCATCTCACTGCCCACGTTGCCACGCTCAATCAGTGCGTCCATGCTCGCGCCGATGTTCGAGATTTCATCCAGCGACGATGCAGAGCCGAGGGCGCTCAGGAGTTCAGCAGCGCTAGCAGCGTCTTTCCTGCGTTCACTTGCGCCGGTCGTGGCGTCGGACAACTTGCCCTCTGCCGCCTGCGTCGCAGCCCGGCGGTCCTCTGCCCGTTGCTGGTTTGCAACCTGCCTGCCGTCCTTCGTCGCCTGGGCGTCGTCCTTGATGGCTTGCTCTCTGTCCTTGCGTTCCTGCTCTGCCTGTGCGTTCTCTTCTGCCGCCTTGTCTGTGCGGCTCTCAATGCCTGGACGCTCCTGCCGTCGCTGCTCTGCACGGGCAGCGTTCTCGTCCCTGATTGCAGCGACACGCTCTTCCGTGTCCTTCGCACCCGTGATGAATCCCTGCACCCGAGTCCATGCGATTTGGATGCCAGCCACGAGGTTGTCAAACGTCGCCATCACGCCGTTTGCGATGTTGTCGAAGAAGCCCATGATGAAGGCTCCCATCGTGTTAAGCAGCGCCGCCGAGTCTGTGTAAATCTTGTCCCACGCGATGTAGATGCCCGAGCCGATATCCGTGAAGACGTCCTGAAACGCTGCCACCCACGGATCAACGTAGGACATCAACGCTTCGGCGCCACGCAGCCAGCCAGCGACAAGCCCAGCCCAGAGAATGTCCATCGCACCGGACAAGTCGCCGGCAGCGACTGCTTCATAGACGCCGTTGAAGGTGGCCGTGGCTGTGGCGGCGAGGTCGCCCAAGACGACGATGCCGTCAGAGACGGCAGTCGAGAAACCGCCAGCGATAGCACCACCAGCCTCGGTCACGTAGCCCGCCAGCCCAGCGAAGGCACCGGCGATCTGCGGGCCGAACTGCTTGACGGCGACGCCGACGCCTACAGCGGCAGCAGACAAAAGCAGAAGCGGTGCCAGAGGTGCGAGCCACGCAGCCGCTACCGCAGCAGCAGACGCCACAGAGCCAGCCACAGCCATTGCAGTGGCGGCGAGGTATGTGCCGATGCCAGCGACGGCAGAGCCGACGAATGCCGCCACGCCACGAGCAGCCGAGCCGAGCCACGCCGCTGACATCGCAGCGGTTGACGCAATCGTCTTGCCGACAGCACCCGTGAGATTGGCGGCGTACTGTGCCATCCGTGCTGACGCACCCGTTGCCCACCACACGAAAGACTTGTAGGTGAGCGTCAGCCCGCCGACGATGTCGCCGACGAAGCGAGCCATGCCGGAACCAGACACGGCAAACATCGCACCACGCAGAGCACTCGACGCCATCACGACGCCGTTGAGTCCTCGAATCGTTGCAGAAAAGAATCCAGCGCCAGCAGCGATTCCGCGATTGAATCCCGTGAAGAACACCGGGAACATTGCCGCAGCAGCAGCCGAGGCGGCACCGCTCATCCGCACAAAGCCGGCTGCACTCGATGCGGCGAAGCCTGCCAACGCCGTGGTAGACGACGCCGCAAAGCCAGCCATCGCACTGCCAGCAGTTGCAGCGAACGATAGGACGGACGCTGACGCTCCCAGCATCGACGAGCCGATTGAGTTTGCGAGCTTAAGCGTTGCAGGCATCGCCACCAGCGCAAAGCTCTGGCCGACTTTGGAGGCTGCGCCGATCAGCATCGTCAGAGGCGACAGAGCGAACGCTGCCGCCTTGCCGATTCCAGCCAGGCCAAACGACGTCACTTGTAGCGAGATGCCAAGCCCGACCATCGCACTGCCGACCGCGACCGCAGCAACAGCGAACTTCGCAAACGCCGCGACGGCTTCCTTGTTGTCAGTCGCCAGCTTCGTCAGCCCGTCGATGAATCCCGTGATGAACGGCAACGCACCCGCGAGAGCCGGCGCCACGGCATCCGTGATGGCAATCGCCATACGCTGCATTGCCGCCAGCACGCTACCAAACGAGCCAGCCAGGCCCGACATCACCAACTTGTACTTCTCGCCCACTGGCAGGGCGGATGCCATCGCTTCACGCATCTTGGTGAATCCATCCACGCCTTCAGAGGCGAGAATCGACGCGGCGCGAATGGCATCGGCACCGAAGATGCGGCGGAAGATGTCATCCTTCGCCGTCTGGTCAAGCCCGCCCATTGCCTGCGTGAGCGTGCCGATGATATCCACCATCGGCTTCATCTGCCCGTCAGCACCACGGAACGAGGCGACAGAAAGCCCGAGTTGGTCAAGAGCACCCACGGCATCGTCAGCCGGTGCCATCAGCCGCATCAGCATCGTCTTGACGCTGGTGCCTGCGTCACTGCCCTTCACGCCGTTATTGGCGAGGATCGCCAGCGTGGCAGACAAGTCCTCAATGCTCTGCCCCGCTAGGCCGGCGACGGCAGACGACATCGAGAACGCTTCCGACATCTGAGCGATTGAGGTGCTCGACGCATCCGCAGCAGAGGACAACGCATTGGCGGCGACGTCGGATGACACCTTGAACACGTTCATGGCGTCCGACATCACCACAGCCGCCTGGGCAACGTCCATCTCGCCAACCTTGGCGAACTCCAACGCCGTCTTGCCGGCACCGCCAAGGACAGCATCAAGCGACATGCCAGCCTTCAGCAGTTCAAGCATGCCTTGAGCAGCCTCGGTCGGCCCGACGCCGAGAGCCTGCGACATCGCCATAGACGATGCTTTGATCTGGTCAATCTGCGCCGACGTCGCACCAGTGCTCGCCCGAATGTTGAGCAGCGTGGATTCAAACGCTGCACCCTGACGCACGGCAGCGGCGATAGGTGCCGCCATGCCAATGCCAGCAGCAGCAAGCTTGCCGCCGCCAGACGCAAGCGAGCGGCCCATATTGCCGAGAGACTTATTGACCTTGGTCAGTGCCGAGAAAAACTTCCTCGGATCGGCACCGATCTCGACAAATACGCCACCGGCTCTGACTGCTCCAGCACTCATACGTGTTTCTGCCAGTCTTTGCCAAAGAGGCGTTTTAGGTCATCAGGCGTCGCCTGTCTCGGCTTCGGTTTCTTTGCGTAAGGATTCAGCTTGCGTGGGTCTGCCTTCGGCGAGTTCTTGTCCCGGTTGATGTTTGCCTGCTGTGCCAGCAGGTTTGCCGTGTGCCACCAATCGTGCTCTAGGCGGCTGTCACGAGCGGCGAAGAGTTGTCTGACGGTCCACTTGCCGGGATAGACTCCGAGGATTCCTGCGGCTTCCCAGATGGCGTCCCAGACGCTCCTGCGAGGCTCTCCACCGTCGCCTTCTCCAGACCCGCCTCCGCTCTGCCGAGCATCTCGTTTGCCACTTCGTCCATCTTGGACGCGAGAAGACCGATCATCTTGCGGAGGCGCTGCGGGAAAAAATCGACAAGTTCCTGCTCTAGCGCTTTCGTCGCAGCGTCCAGAGAATCGCCACGCAGACCGTCAAGGAAGTCTTCTCGCGACAGTCCCTTAGTCTCGACTTGCTTGGTCAGCAGTGCGTAGAGGATCTCGCCAATCTTGGCGTACTGGCTACGCAGCACTTGGAACGTCTGCGAGATGTTCGCAGCGTCCACCACGTCAAACGGCACAGCCTTACGCTCGCCGCTTTCCTCGTCCACGACATCGACCGTGACGTTGTCGCGGACACGCAGCGCAGACGCGACGGTCAACGCCACCTGCCACGGCCTGCCCTGGTCGTCTCGAAACTCACGCATGCCTACTCCCTCGCTAGCCTCGGGTCGGTCATCTTGCCTTCTAGAACAAACGACGCGATGCCGTCGATTGGGTCTGTCTCACTGATGCCTGTCATCACGGCGAGGAACGAAAAACCAGCGGCACCGCCTGACACAGTGAACGTCCCGCCCGAGTGCATCTTCTGAAACGCCGTGCCGAGGCCAGCGACGTCGTTCAGTTCCACGCTCACCGTGCAGTCGTAGCCTGTGTTGTAGGTTGCCGCGTAGCGACTGCCGTACGGGTTGACGTCAATCGTGCGGGCCGACTCTGTCAGCGTGACGTTTCGGGCGCTGGCGATAAATCCGCCATCGAGAACGATGGAACAGTCTTTCCCCAGCGTGATCGCCACTAGAACTCCTTGGCTGTCACGTTGTAGGTGACGGCACCGTCAACGCCGATGTTCTCCGACACGCTCATGATCGAAAACGAGCCAGCGGTGCCGGCTGCGGTCAGCGAGGTGATGAGTCCATCGGGATCGTGGCACTCGATTTCCCACGTCTTCGTAACGAAGCCAGCACGACTGACCCGGCGGCCAGGAGCACCGGCAGAGCCGCCGACGTTGGCACGGTTCGAGATGTCAATCGTTTCGCATTCCTCGGTGAAGCTCGCCGAGATAATGCCTTCGCCGAACGGAGGAGCGGATGCGTCTTTGCCAAGCGAAATAGCCATGTGTGATTGTTCCTATGCGTGAGTGGTTAGGCGCTGACAGTGCGAGAGCCGCTGACGGTGAAAGTTTCAATGCCGTCGAGCGGCTGAGACTTGGCAATGTTCGTGCAGATGTAAGTCGCGTTGCCGGTCTGCGTGCCGCTGATGGTGAACGTCCCGCCGATGCTGACGCCGGGAGCGTCCACGCACTCAAGCTCAATCGTCTGCTCGATGAGAGCCTTGCGGAACTTGCGGGAAGTGTCACCGAACTTCGTGACGTCAACGTCTGACGCCGAGTTGGTGACGGTGCATGACCGAGCGTTCGCGACGCCCGTGATAGTCACGTCTTTGCCGAGCGTGATCTCAACTGAGCCAATTGGCATTTGGTGCC